CCAAAGGCAAACATGTAGCCGCGGGGAGTCGTGCCCCCCGGTCGTCGAAAGACGGGCAGCCTCGTCCCGAGCTGAGTGGCTCGGCACGAAGCGCTGACTTTCACGTACTGATACCTGAGCTGGTCTGGGATCCAGTTCAGATATCAAAGTTGAGCGCTAAGAAGTGTTGGCAGAAAGCCAACGACGCACTCATTGATTCCTTCAGTCTCCTGGGGTACAGATTCGAGAGGATTCTCGTCCCGACCCCCCCTTCCAGCTCGACCCCTGTGCTGATGTCCGTCTTAAAACAGTGGACAGCCTTTTGGCTTCCCCACATGTTAAAGGACGACACGCCAGAACAGAGGTTTAATCCATACAGCCTGATCACGTCGGACTTTCGCAAGTTCATACGCAATCGGGTGACTGGAGGTGGCTGGTCAAGGAAGGTCAGGATTGGGGCCCTTCTTCTGTACTCCAAGAGACTGTTTCCGTCCTTTACACAGGATATGGTGAGGGAAAAGGTGGCAGACTTTGCCAGGGCTGTCGCCCGGACCGAGCCAGAAGTGCTTCCGCGTAAGCGGCGCATGTTCCGTGAGATCTGGAAGACCGTGGATGAGTTCTGTCCAGAGGGAGAGTGGATGGTTGCTGATTACCAGCAGCCCTTCCCTCCTTCTGTTTCCGCCTGCTACGAGTACTCACGTGGAGAGGGGGGACTTCAGGCCTACGTGCGAGATTTTCCTCTCGCAGGTTGGCTCGTTGACCCCACTGTCCGTAAGGTTCTCGATGTCTGGCGATTGACAGACTCAGACTTGGCCGCTCCAGGTCCACTGGGAGACCTGTGGAGGGGAATGCTTCGGACACTCATCTTGGAAGCGGTGGGTGAGATGGGACTACCAGAGGAGGCCTGGCGGTCGATTCTGGTTGGTGCCACTGGCCTCACTGAGCCCCTGAAAGTCCGCATCGTCACGAAGGCGGAGTGGTTCGTCCAGCTTCTCGTGCCAGTCCAGAAAGCCTGGCACGGAAAGATGCGACTCCACCCCACCTTTCAGCTCATCGGCGGCGCCTCTGTTGAGGCAGCTCTTGATGGGATGCTGACAGGGAAAGGTGAGAAGATCGTTAGTGGTGACTACTCTGCCGCCACTGACAACATCTTCCTCACCTACACGGCTTATACTGCAGAAGTGATGCTCAGTCGTACCCGGTTTTCCCTCCCTGAGGGGCTGCCGGAGTACACAGAGCGTTTCCTCCGCAAGCTGGCCGTGCACTCCCTCACGCATGCGATGCTGGATCTCAAGGGGTCCAGTGACGTCAACATCACCCGTGGACAGATGATGGGCCACATCCTCTCATTTCCGCTGCTCTGTATCATCAACCGTGCAGCCAGCTGCATGGCGATTCCCCGGAGTCGCTTCATGAGGATCAATGGTGATGACGTCATCTTCCCAGCAAACAAGAAGGAGTACAAACAGTGGAAGGCCGCAACCCGGGTTGTAGGATTGGAGTTCTCGCTCGGCAAGAACTACTATTCCTCAACTCTGGCCCTGGTCAACTCTGTTTATTGCACCTTCTCGAAGGCTGAGCGGAGGTGGCGCCAGCTCACTGTGCCCAATGTGGGACTTCTCAACATGCCCGTCGATCGTCAGGTTGACCTCAAGTCTGGACGGCAGATTCTTCCCTGGGAACAGTTGGCACAGTTGTTCCGAGAGTTCACGGCCTTCGCTGGCCGTAATGAGCACTCGAAATACCTGTCCATGTTCCGGAAGTACTACCCCATCCTTCGAGGCTTTCCCGGACCCTTCTACGGGCCTGTTGAGTACGGCGCATTTGGTGCGCCGGTCCCATCACCGGATCACAAGTTCACATCTAATCAATTGATGTGGATGAATGCACATCGCCTCGGTTGGTTTGACTACCGTGAGGGGACTCGTAACGATTACAGTAAGATCTGCAGTCGGTACGAGTCTCTCGTGACGGTCGCCACCCAGGGCATGTACCGGTGGGGTCCCGTGGGATTGGGTGAGGCTTTTGGGCCTCCCCGTCCTCCAGGACCGATTGGCCATGGTTTGAGTGTCCAGAGTCCCTATGAGCGAGATGGGGGATTGGGGTTCCGGGCAATGGCGATGAGACGGTGGTTCCAGGACCTTTCCTCCAGCAAGCATGTGAGGATTTTTGGAGCTCGGAGGTGGAACCACTTCAAGATGAGCAGAGCTCGTCTTGGAGGGGTTCCCCCTCTTCCTCCGAACCTCCTACACAAGGTGCTAGAGAATGCGACCTGGTCGCTCCGTCCGGCATGGCACCGGTCAAGGGATATGATCGGTGCCCGGTATGAGGATGATGCGTCATTTCTCCATGAGATCTTCCAGGCGCCACAGGAGGAGGCAGAACAGTAGAGACCACGTGGTGATCCCCCTGCAATGGTCCCCCCCGGGGCATGAAGTATATCTCATGGCAAACAACAACAAGAAGATGAGTGTGAAGAAGCAGGTGGTTCCTCAGAAGAAGTCTGGGAGGATGACGAATCCTTCTGGCCAGACGATCGTCGGGTCGGTCAACCGACCCCGGTTTCAGTCAGTCAATGGTTCGGATCTTCGGATCACGAACACTGAACTTCTGTTTCCGATGACGACCCTGGCCAGCCCGAATACGTCTTTCTCACAGAACATTCCCCTGAACCCAGCCTCCTCGAACCAGTTCGGGTGGTTGGCCCCGATTGCGAAGAATTTCAACAAGTATCGTTTCGAAAACTTGGTGATCTCCTACGTCAGTCGGGTTGCCACCACACGCGACGGCGCGGTGGGACTGGGTGTCTTCTATGACTACGAATCGTCGCAGTCATGGAAGGTCGGCTCCTCCAGCGTTTCTGATGCTCTCACGCGTTTGAGCTACTGTTCAGAGTTCAACACGTGTCCCATCTACGCTGGTGGTAACATCGGTAACCCGCGGGATCCAGACTTTGTGGTAGTGGTTGCGAAGACGGGGCCTCAGTCTCGTCGGTTAAACTGGTTCACGATTGACTCGGATCCAGCGTCTCCGACATCTGAGGCCTCGTCTAAGTTCAACCTCTCCGTCCAGAATTTCATTGGGGTGGTGTGTGAGTTCTCGCTTTCACTCTCGACGGTCGGGTATCTGTACGTTACGTACGATATCGTTCTATCGGAGTGTGCGTGTCCCTTCACACCGCTCCCCTTGACTCTGGGTCAGGGGGTCTCGGGTATCTTCGACCCGAAGCCCTTCCCACCACTTCCGGATATCCCACAGGCACCTTCTGAACCGAAGCCGAAACCACCTGTTTCAGATCCCAAAAATGAGGCTGAGGAGCTACATACCTAGGGGAAGGTAACAACCCCGACCAAGGGCCCAGTCCTTGCTATCCTTTGCAAGACCCGGACACTGGCAACGGAAGTCCCATCTCAGGGCATGCAGACTGATGTGCTGTGTGTGTTGTGGTGGATCAGATGGAGTTGCCCGCACATTCTGTGTGGAAAAGATGGGTGTAAAGGACGTTGAAGGAATCCTTGGTAGGTCAACACCTCGGGGGAGGTGTTGGGTACGTTAACCAGACGTAC